TGGCACTCCACTTGCAACAGTAAGCACTTGACCAGTTGAACCAATACCTAAGCGAGCAGGCGTTGATCCACTTGATGAATAAATCGTATCACCTGTTGTTGTCATTGGGTTAGTCATACCAGCTGAGTCAGAACCCCATACAAAGTCCATGTCTGTGTTAGTAGCCTTCTTTAGCACCTGACCTGTCGTGCCACCTTTAAGATCGACCATTGATGTATCAATGTTCTGACCAAGTGTTGAAATTGCTGTTGCGCCGTTTTTTACTAAATCTGCGCTCGTGGGAACAGTCCACCCGAAGTTCGTAGTTGTTGCCATTTAAGTTAGTGCTCCTGTCGCATTTGTCCATGTAAGTGTAGCATTTACGCCAGTCCAGATTAGTGAGGCTGGCAATACTGTTTCCCACTGGGTAGTGCTAAGTGAGAAATCTGTTGCCGAGATGTAAAGAGTAATCTCGACAAAACTAGGGGTAGCGCGTAGGGCTACATTTTCCACAAAACCATCGAATGATCCACCAAATAGGTTAGTTGGTAGGTTATTGATAAGGACAGGCTGACCAAAAAACACCCCAATAAGGCTGTCAAGCATGGCACTAGGAATGTCTGGATTGTCAAGTCTAAAGGTAATCGCTCCAAGAGAAGCTCTAGGGTTTTTGCGAAGGTTTAATTCGCGTGAGGCGATGTCAGTGATATCACTAAGGTTCTTGATGTTGGAATCAACTGAACGCTCAAAGAGTCCATAAGAGGCTATGGACTCCGTATCAGATGTGCTGTAGGTCGATCCGTAAGCTGTTGAATAGCGATAGATAAGGCTATTGCGAATGCGGGCAATTTGAGTCTGTGATTGGATACTGCTTGGGGTTGCATAAGAGCCATCAAGATTGGTAAAACCATTAGCTGCCAAATAATTGCTTCTATGATCAGCATCGTCATAATTGACCAGTCCAGATGAGGATTCATATATTGTTCCTAATGCGCTAGTGGCAATCTGGTCTGCAAGGGTTTGAGACTTAGCAGAAGCACTCGCTGCTACTGAGATCATTGTGTAAAAACCTGAATCAATAGTGCCAATGTAAGTTTCGGCTTGAGCCCATGTAACAGTAGCTGGATATGTATCCCAAGTCACTGTGGGAGTAATTTCTGCCCATGTAAGATTTAAAGCTGCGCCAAGAATGGCTGCAATTTGTGCGCCATCTAGCGACTCTGTAAGAGCAGTATTATAGACAGCCTTAGTGAGTTTAGCCAGTGAGCCAATACCTAAAATTGTGCCAGTAGTTATGTACCCTGCTTCATCTGGACTTCTGACCCCGATGTTAAAATCTGATACTTCTCCAGCAAATACTGTTACATAAGTACCGCTGGAGTTCTTTAGCTCTAAGGTTACTGGCTCAGTCACATTGATCGTAAAGTCTGCTCCAGTAGTGTTGATGATTTCTACTCGGCAGTAACCTGCTGTCGCCTGTCGGTCAATATCCAAGCGTCCAGACGCAAAAGAAACAGAGGTAACTGTCGTATAGACATCATCTCCTACTGTTACTCGCCATTCTGAAACCCATGACATTAGTAGGCTCCACCTCGTAATGTGCCACGATCAACTGCATCTTGGATTACTTGAGTTACAGCTTCTGCAATGGCGTTAGGATCACCAATGCCAGTAGTCACAGAGATGTTAATGTCGCGAGAACCAACAGCACCAGAATTAAACAGTGATCCACCTTCGCCTACTCGAGCAGATCCAGCTCCAAATGATCCGATATTGCCAGCAGCAAAAGAATTAACGAGGGCGTTAAAAGCTCCTGAATCCTCGATCGCTTGGAATGTAGGGGCAAGTCCATCTACGAGTTTAATGAATTCCTTGCCATTCTCGCCAATAACGGAGATAACTCCACCAAGTTCTTCAGTTGCTTTATTGATTTCTGCAATACTTCTAGGAGCTGTTGTAGGTGAAATCCCAATGGGTGTCTGAATAAAAGGATTAGTCGAGCTTGGGGGTGGATAGGTAGAAGATGGTGGAATGACGGTAGGTGTTTTAACCTGAGCTAATAGAGCAAGCATTTCTCTAATCTTGCGTAACGCTTCATCTAGGTTAGCCTGTTCAATTAACTCTTTTGGCACTATTTTATCTAGAATTGATTTTATATCAGCAAGTTTAATGTTTTGATTCTGCAAGGTTCCCAAGATTTTGAGATCCTCATTAAGTTGTTTAGTAGCAGCAGTGATTCGGGCTTCATCTTTAGAAGCAATCGCATCTTCAAGTTCAATAATATCTTGCTTAACCTTTAAGCGGGCAACATCATTTGCAATCATTAGAAGTTGTGATGCAGATGTTGCTTTGCCAAGTTGTTGGGCTTGGTTAATCATGGCGGCATTGAGTTGGATTTTGTCCATATCAAAGATATCAGTGCCTTTGTTAAGGGCAAGGTTAGCTTTATCAATTGCTAACTGTAACTGCTTGGCTTTTAACTTCTTCAGTTCATCTGCCGTAAGTTTTTTAGTCAGATCGCTAGTCTTTTTAATAACCTTAAACGAATCTTGTAAAGACTTTAAGTGAGCATTATCAGCTGAGGTAAGTGTGCCTGTTTGAGTACCAGCCTTGCGTAGGAGTTCAATATAAGATCCAACAATAGGAATCATGCCTACATTGAGGTTACCTAAAACTGGTATATCTTTTAATTTGCCTGCAAGGACTCCAACACCACGAATGACATCTGCAAGATAAGTAGCAGTAGCTTCCATATTAGAGGCAAGGTCGGCAATGCTGGTGTCTTCTCCAAGATTTGTTAATGCATCGATTAAGCCAGTGCCAATAATCTCTTGCACATTGGCAGAAGCAACACCTAACTTATCAATCGATCCTTGAAAAGTACCAGCAGCGGCAGTTGCAGATCCAGCAAAAGTTGCTGTTAGTTGCTTAGTAATATCCTCAAAGGACTTAGCCTTTAGGTCTGCCTTTGAAATGCCAACACCTAATTTAGAAAGTGCCGTATTATTGCCAAGATAAGCCTTGCCCAATGCAGATGTAACTGTTCCTAGATCCTTGCCAGTAGATGCGGCGATGTCTAATGAAAGATTAAGAAGTCTTTGAGCTTCAGCAGAATCTCGTGTTGCTACCGCTAAGGTCTGATAAGCAGGACGAAGAAGATCATCGACAATGCCAAATTCTGTCTGAAGTCGCTGGATGTATGCTTCTGAGGTTGCAGCATCTCGACCTAAGCCAACATTCTTTAGAGCTAGTGCTAACTGTTGCTGGGCTTTTTGATCCCCAGCTGCTGCTCTAACTGAAGCCTTACCAAAAGCAATTACGGCTGTAGTGCCATAAGCAAGACCTATTGAGCCTGCTAACTTCTTGACACTGCTGTTTAGTTTTTGCGTAGCTGTGTCAGCTTGCTTAAAAGCCTTTTTACCAGTGAATTCGGCAGCAAGGGAAATTAAGATATTGCTCATGCGGTCCTCTTGACATCTACAATTTGTGTGCGCTTATTAAATCGTTCTGCTGTGTTTTCAATAGCCTTAAAGATAGCCGCTGTTTGCTTGCCCTCATCCTGTTCGTAGGCGCGAAATAACACACGACCGCGCATGTCTCCTGCACTTGACTTGCGACCGTAAATAGCACCCTGCTGGACGAATCTAGCACCAGCGTTAGGGTTATTGGATTTGCTTTTTGGATCACCAGAAGGATTTTTGCGCCCAGCAGTCTCATAAATTGCACCAGCTGCTGAGTTGTTACGAATGCGAAATAAGGATCTGAATCCCTTTGAGTTAGGCTTGCCGTAGCCTGTGCGATACACAATGCCACGCTTAACTTCAGCAGCGTTGTAAAGCGGGAAGAATCGTACTCGTTCTCCCTCAGCTGAGAATGTTCTAAACATAGAATTCTTAGCAGTCAATTTACGATTAGGGTTAAACTCCCAATTGTAAAGACCAGCTGGAGCCTTGTTAGGCACAAACCCTCTAGCATCCTTTTGGATAACTTTAAGAGACTTTGTAATCTCAGCAGTTAATTCTTTAGCCAAATCTGGAGCATAGGCATTAAGAGCCTTACGGAGTGCGATTACGCCCTGTACGCTTGCTGGCATTCTCTATCTCCCTTGCTTCATCTTTGAGACCCTGCAACAAGGCTTG